TAGTGCCGGGGGGACTAGCGCACCTGGCGGGGATCAATGTGTTAATGCCCCCGCGTTAGTAGGGGAATTTAGTAAACGGCTCTGGCTTGGGGGAGATCTAACTTCAAGGGCCAAGGTTAGTTTCTCTGCCGCACAAGATCCTCTTACTTGGCAGGTTGGTCTTGGTGGAGGTCATGTTCTACCCGCCTTCAATGTCGTACAAATTAAACCCTTCCGCGATGATTTATATGTCTTTGGCGCAAATGCTATTAAAAAAATTACGACCTCTGATGGTACTACTTACACCGAAGAGAACGTAACAAATAACGTAGGATGCATTGCGCGAGACAGTGTTGTAGAAATTGCTGGGGACTTACTATTTCTAGCACCAGATGGATTTAGACCTGTTTCAGCAACCTCTAAAATTGGTGATGTCCAGATCGAGACTGTAAGTAAGTCGATACAAGTCTCTCTAGTTAATTTAATTAAAAATAATAACATGGACACTTTAAATTCTGTTGTTATCCGATCTAAGTCTCAGGTCCGTTTTTTCGTAGGTGACTCTACCACCCCTCAAATCGACAGTTACGGCATCCTAGGTGGATTATATGATAATCAAGGTTCCATAGATTGGTCCTTTGGGGAAATGGTCGGCATCCGAGCTTCATGCTGCGAAAGTGGATATTTCGGGACAGAGGAGGTAATTTTACATGGCGACTACGACGGCAAAGTTTATCAGAGCGAGTCGGGAAACAATTTTGCTGGTCAGGATATTGTAGCAGTTTATGCCACCCCCTATCTCGATTTTGGGGATACTGAGGTCCGTAAGACAATCAGAAAAGTTAACACCTTTGTCCGAGCCGAAGGCCCAACCTCTTTCTTCCTTTCTCTGGATTACGATTGGGGGGATTACAACACAAGTAAGCCTTCTGAGTACACGCAATCTAGCACAGGTGGCCCAGTTCGATACAACGCGCTGAACTTAGATTATTCGGATGCAAACGTCCTTTACGGAGGTAACTCCAAACCAATTTTAACTGCCGATGTGCAGGGATCTGGTTTTTCAACGAGAGTAACCTTTGTGACGGTAGGTCAATCAGAACCCTACAGCATCCAAGGCTTAGTTTTTGAATTTTCTATAAGTGGGAGAAGGTAACAAATGGCAGGTTACACACGCCAATCTGTATCACAGATTATCAATGGTGCAGACATTACGGCCCCGCCTTTAAATGCAGAATTTAACCAACTATTGGCAGCTTTCAACGCTGGCACAGGCCACGGTCACACAGGTGCTACTGGCGATGCACCCCAAATACCTTTAGCTACTTCCGTATCAGGATACCTGCTTGCATTAAACGGTGGCACAGGTGGCAAAAACAATTTCAGTACAAGCAGCCCTACAATTACCGACGATGTAGGCGACGGCTATGCCATTGGTTCTCTCTGGATCAATACGACCAGTAAGCGTATATTTATTTGTACAGCTAATACTTCAAGTGCTGCGAATTGGCATGAGATGGTTGCAAACACTGGCACAGTATTAGCCCCAGAAACCCATAACACTGTGGACATTGGCACAAACGCAATCCGCTATAAAGATTTCTTTTTAGCAGGTAACGCTGACGTAGACGGTACTTTAAATGTACTAGGCACTACAACCGTTACTCACATAGATACAGGAACTATTACGTCTACAGGATTAGGTACGTTTGCTACCATCGACGCTAATGGCGGTCAGGTAGACGGTGCGGTTATCGGCGGCAACTCAGCCAGTGCAATTACTGGTACGCAGATCACCGCTAACTCCGGTTTTGTGGGAGATGTAACGGGTGACGTAGCAGGTAATGTAACATCCTCTGGGACATCTGGTTTTAATAACATAACTGCCTCTGGTACAATACAAGGCGCAGTAACTGGTAATATAACAGGCAACGTCACAGCGACTACAGGAACTTCTCAGTTCAACAATGTGACGGTCAATGGCACATTAAATATGGACGGTACTACTACTGCTACTATCCAGAATTTATCTGCCCCAGTAAACGCAAATGATGCGGCCCGAAAAGTTGATGTGGATAATGCGGTCAGCAATTTAGTTGATTCCTCGCCAGCGGCCTTAAATACGCTTAATGAGCTAGCCGCTGCTATCAATGACGATGCTAGTTTTAGCACTACTATGACTAATTCGCTTGCTACTAAGCTTCCAAAAGCTGGTGGGACAATGACAGGCGCAATAGATATGGGTAGTCAAAAGATTACTACTACCTACACGCCGTTAAACAACTCTGACCTATCCAATAAATTGTATGTAGACACACAAGCTAACTTACAGGTTACGAAAACTGGTGATAGTATGTCCGGTCCACTGGCGATGGGTCTTAATAAGATCACAGGCCTTGGGACACCGACTGCCAATACTGATGCAGCCACGAAGGGCTACGCAGATGGTATTCTAGGATCGGCTACGGCGGCATCTAACAGTGCAGCGGCTGCAGCTACCTCTGAGTCAAATGCAGCCGTATCAGAAGCCAACGCCTTGGCCTCTAAGAACACAGCCTCTGATTGGGCTATTAAAACAAACGGTACGGTAGATGGTACTAATTACTCTGCTAAATACTGGGCCACGCAAGCAGACGTAGGGACGGTTGCAACCAATGTAGCCGACATGAACACGGTTGCTGCATCGATTGCTAACGTCAATCTTACTGGTGGATCAATCACAGCGGTCAATACAGTCGCAACCAACATCAACGCTGTTAACGACTTCTTTGATACCTACTTCGTAAGTGCAACGCAGCCTTCTAGCGCAAACGTCACAGAGGGCGACCTCTGGTTCGATACAACAGCACAGGTTCTAAAGGTACGCTCTTCTAGCGGCTTCCAGAACGCTGGTTCTAGTGTGAACGGCACGGCTGAACGTCAGGACTATACGGCTACGGCAGGGCAGACATCCTTCGCAGCGACATATGATCCGACATACGCAGATGTGTACTTAAACGGGGTAAAACTAGCCCCAGTAGATTTCACCGCAACAGATGGAGCCACTGTGGTCTTGGCCTCACCAGCGGCAGCAGGAGACAGCGTTTCAATCGTTAGCTTCGGCACCTTTGAACTGGCTGACCACTACAACAAAACAACAGTCGATGCTCTCATCGATGATGTCGAAACTTTAGCATTGGCAGGAATGTAAAATGGCAATTAGCACCACAGTAGTAGAGGCAAGCCTCACCACTAAATTAAACGCCACTACTGGCACAACGGATGGCAAGGAGTTCTTGCTTTTAGGCAAGGCCGTTGAGGCACTTACGCCCACGGTTACGGTCAACAGCGTGATTTCAGAGGGAACTACGCAAGTAGGCCGTGTGACCACTGAGGGTAATACTCAGGTTGCTAACGTACAGGCGGCAGCGGCAGGATATGCACCAATCGCCAGCCCATCCTTCACTGGTACGGTACAAGCTGTTGCACTGACGCTCTCAGGCGACCTCACGGTGAACGGAACAACCACCACGGTTAACAGTACTACGCTGGATGTTGCAGACCTTAACATCACGGTTGCTTCTGGTGCGGCTAACGCTGCCGCTGCTAACGGCGCTGGCATTACGGTTGCGGGCGCGTCTGCTACTATGTTGTATACGTCTGCCACAGATACTTGGGACTTCAACAAAGCAATCACAGGGACATACACGAACTTAAATCCAGTTGTTGTTACTGCAAGCGTTGTGACCTCTCAGGTGATCGACATGACCAAACCTATGCACCATTTCAACATGACGGGCGGCACGGCCTTCTCTGGTGTTAGTATTGCGGCTGGTCGAACTGCGATGATGGTTCTGGATACGACTGCAACGCCGCATGTACCTACATGGTCAACAGACATTAAGTGGCCTGCCGCAACAGAACCCACATGGGCAGACAGCCGTTATTGGATTGTCTCTATGACCTGTTTAAATGGAACAAGCGTACTGGCTTCGGCTAGTGGCTACACGGTTTAAAGGAGGTAATCACATGAGTTTACCAACAAATTTTTTTATAGGTCGTGGTGGTGGTGGGGCAGGGCCGGGATACTTTGGCCTTAACAATGGGTACTCTGGGTTTGATAATAACAATCCTATTCTTGCTGATGTCGCCAACCCC